CATCTTCCACGATTAAAATCTTATACAATCTTTCTTCTCCCCATACTTCAAACTCTGTCCTTATCTGCGTAAGTTACCAACGTCATCTTTTCTAATGCGCGGTGACAAAAAGGACAAAAGTTTAACACTTTTGCCCTCTTATCGTAATACATTTGTCATGCAATTGTCAATTCCGGCTTTCTTAAGATTTCTTTCGAATTTCTGAAGAACCCCGGCTCCATTCCATATGCATTTCTTTCTATATTATTTCTACAAATGTTAGTGGAAATAATGTGCCCCGATCTTCATTCCGGCACCGCCTTGATCAAAATACAGACAGTTTCCAATCGGATTCGAGCCATTCAACGCATCTACAGCAGCCTGCAGAGCTGTCTGTGAATATCCCTTTGAACTTCTCACTCTGTTCAGCCATCCGGTCGCTGCCGGTCCGAACTGCCCGGACTGATAGATGACTTCTTCGATGGAATTCGGATAACTTCCACTCTTTACACGGTTCATGATCACCGCACCGACGGCAACCTGTCCTTCATACGGCTGGTTTCCTGCTTCGCAGTAGATGATGGATGCAAGCAGTTCCTGATTGGCTCTTACGTATGCTTCTCTTGCTTCGCGTTCTGCTTTTTCTTTTGCTTCCTGCTCTGCCTTTTCTCTTGCGAGGCGTTCTTCCTCTTCTTTTTTCGCTATATTGTCTGCAATTACCTGCTGGCTTGCATCCGTCATTTCCTGCGCAGATGCCACGATATTCTGTGATATCGCCTGTACAGCAGTGTGTGTATTCGTATTTTCCCCTTTTGTTTCTGTGATTGTTGTTACTTCCGGCTGTTCAGAGGCTGCCTGACTGGTAAAACCAGTTGCCATTACTGCGCATGCTGAATACAGCACGAACATCGATTTCAGTCTCTTCGCTTTTAACATAATATAAATACCCTCCTGATTTTGTTGCAATGATTTACATTTCTTTTAATAAAGTATATTCATTTTTTTCAACTTTATTACAAATATTACAAATTTGTTACAAGCAACGATTGGTATCATATCATGTATGTCTCGTTTTGTCAACTTTTTTATTTACTTTTTTAAAGTCTGCAGATTATGCTACTCTTTTTTCTTATTTTTAGCGTTCATTTTTCTCCGTTATTTCTCTGCTCCTTAAGCTTCTCTTTTACAATAGCTTACTACTGTTACAATTAAAAATACCGGGATACAGATTACTGCCGCAATCATGATAATATACGGTGTCCAGTAATATCCACTGCCGATTTTCACGCGTCAAAATTCTTCCTCCTGAGGGCGTCCCCTGTATATAGAACGTATTACATGATGTAAATAATCACATATTTTAATGTTTGGCAACAAAAAAGCAGCATACTGCAAAATAATCATGCTGTATGCCACTTTTTATTTATGTTTTTACAAACATTACAAATATTAATTTTTCAAATTCCGTTACATAAAATTCATTTACGCAAAATCCGATTGTCCAAACTCTATTTGATCTTAGCAATGTCGATCAGTGTCAGTTTCTGGATATCTGTATTCTCAAGACTGGTGATCAGAGCTTTTGCTGTATCGATCGCTGTCAGTACATTGACACCTGTCTCGATCGCATTTCTACGGATCACGAATCCGTCTCTTGAGTGATCAGCTCCCTGCGGAGGTGTGTCGATAACCAGGTCGATCTTATGTCCGAGGATCAGATCCATAAGGTTCGGAGATTCCTGCTCAATCTTATTGACTGTCATCGCTTTCACGCCTGCATCTGTCAGGACCTTGGCAGTTCCTTCTGTAGCAAAGATCTTGTAACCGATCTTCTCGAATCTGCGTCCGATCTCTACTGCTTCTTCCTTATCTTCATCACGAACTGTCATAATCATGTTCTTGTGTTTTGGAAGTTTGACTCCGGCACCGATGAATGCTTTATAAAGAGCCTCATCAAATGTCTTGGCAATTCCCAGACACTCTCCGGTAGACTTCATCTCAGGTCCAAGGCTGATATCAGCACCGCGGATCTTCTCAAATGAGAATACCGGCATCTTGATTGCAAAATAATCTGCTTCCGGCTGTAATCCAGGTGTATAACCAAGTTCTTTGATCTTGTGTCCGATGATCACTTTTGTTGCAAGTGGTACGATCGGAATACCTGTTACCTTACTGATGTATGGAACAGTACGGCTGGAACGAGGGTTAACTTCGATTACATATACATCTTCTCCACATACGATGAACTGGATGTTAATCAGTCCGATTACATGTAAGGATTTTGCAAGTCTTCTTGTATATTCGGCAATCGTCTCTTTTGTCTTCTGAGAGATGCTCTGTGCAGGATATACAGAGATACTGTCTCCGGAATGGATTCCGGCACGCTCGATATGCTCCATGATACCTGGAATCAGGATATCTTCACCGTCGCATACGGCATCTACCTCAATCTCTTTACCCTGTAAATATTTATCAACCAGGATTGGATGATCCTGTGCGATACGGTTGATGATTCCGATGAACTCATCAATATCGTGATCATTGATCGCAATCTGCATTCCCTGTCCGCCAAGTACGTAAGAAGGTCTTACCAGTACCGGATAACCCAGTCTGTTTGCAACTTTCTTCGCTTCTTCTGCTGTAAATACAGTTCCACCTGTCGGTCTTGGGATCTCGCACTGCTCAAGAATCTCATCAAACAGCTCACGGTCTTCGGCTGCATCTACATTTTCAGCAGATGTTCCAAGGATCGGAACGCCCATCTTCATAAGAGATTCTGTCAGCTTGATCGCTGTCTGTCCACCGAACTGTACAACTGCTCCGTCCGGTTTTTCCAGATCTACGATACTTTCTACATCTTCCGGTGTCAGAGGCTCGAAATACAGCTTGTCAGCGATATCGAAGTCTGTACTTACTGTCTCAGGGTTGTTATTTACAATAATCGTCTCATATCCTTCTTTGGCAAATGCCCATGTACAATGTACAGAACAGAAGTCGAACTCGATACCCTGTCCGATACGGATCGGTCCGGAACCAAGTACCAGTACTTTCTTCTTGCCGGAAGTTTCAACTACTTCATTCTCACTTCCGAATACAGAGTAGTAATATGGTGTCTCTGCTGCGAACTCAGCCGCACAGGTATCAACCATCTTATAAGAAGCTGTGATGCCATTATCATGACGAAGGTCATGGATCTCACGCTCTGTCTTTCCTGTCAGTTCTGCGATCACATTATCCGGGAACTCTAAGCGTTTTGCTTCTTTTAATGTCTCTGCTGTTAATTCTTCTGTCTTTAATTTCTGTTCCATCTCTACGAGAATTGCGATCTTGTCAATGAACCAGTTGTCAATCTTTGTAATTCTGTGAATGTCTTCGTAGCTGATGCCCTGACGGATTGCTTCTGCGATCTTCCAGATACGACGGTCATCTACAACTTTCAGTTCTTCTAACAGTTCTTCTCCTTTTAAATAAGAGAAGTCATAAGACATAAGGCTGTCTACATGCTGTTCCAGAGAACGGATGGCTTTCATAAGTGCTCCCTCGAAGTTATCACAGATACTCATAACTTCTCCGGTCGCTTTCATCTGTGTTGTCAGTGTACGTTTTGCGCTGATGAACTTATCAAATGGAAGTCTCGGGATCTTTACAACACAGTAGTCAAGCATAGGCTCGAAACTTGCGTATGTCTTCTTTGTTACTGCGTTCTTGATCTCGTCCAGTGTATATCCAAGAGCGATCTTTGCTGCAACCTTAGCAATCGGATATCCTGTTGCCTTAGATGCAAGTGCAGAAGAACGGCTTACACGAGGGTTAACCTCGATTACACAGTACTCAAATGAATCTGGATTCAGCGCATACTGTACGTTACATCCACCAGTGATATTTAACTCACTGATGATATTAAGAGCAGATGTACGGAGCATCTGGTACTCTTTATCGCTCAGTGTCTGAGAAGGTGCTACTACGATACTGTCTCCGGTATGTACACCTACAGGGTCCAGGTTTTCCATATTACATACGGTAATGCAGTTACCATTGCTGTCACGCATTACTTCGTACTCGATCTCTTTCCATCCTGCGATGCAACGTTCTACCAGAACTTCCCCAACACGTGAAAGACGAAGTCCGTTTTCCAGGATCTCTACGAGTTCTGTTCTGTTATCCGCAATTCCGCCGCCGCTTCCACCAAGTGTGTAAGCCGGACGAAGTACAACCGGATATCCGATACTTTCAGCAAATTCGATACCAGCCTGTACATCCTTTACGACTTTAGAAGCTGCACAAGGCTCGCCGATTTTTTCCATTGTCATCTTGAATTCCAGACGGTCTTCGGCCTTTTTGATCGTCTCAGAAGTAGTACCGATCAGACGTACGTTGTTTCTTTCAAGGAATCCATTCTCATCCAGCTCCATAGCCAGGTTCAGTGCTGCCTGTCCACCCAGTGTAGGAAGGACACTGTCTGGTTTTTCCTTCAAGATCAGCTGTTCTACCACCTCAACTGTCAGAGGCTCGATGTATACGCGGTCTGCGATATCTTTATCTGTCATGATCGTAGCCGGGTTAGAGTTCAAAAGGACTACTTCCAGACCTTCTTCTTTTAATGAACGGCAGGCCTGTGTACCTGCATAGTCAAACTCCGCTGCCTGTCCAATGATAATAGGACCAGAGCCAATTACTAATACTTTCTTAATATCTTTAATTCTAGGCATTATTTTGCTCCTTTCATCATATCCATAAATCTATCAAACAGGTATCCTGAATCCTGTGGTCCAGGACAAGCCTCCGGGTGGAACTGAACTGTGAAAATATTCTTTCCTTCGTATGCAAGTCCTTCGTTGGTTCCGTCATTTACATTGATAAATGCTTCTTTTGCGATAGCCGGATCAATGGTTGTACCATCAACTGCATAACCATGGTTCTGTGAAGAAATGTATACTCTGTTGTTTGTCAAATCCTTCACCGGATGGTTACCGCCGCGGTGTCCATATTTCAACTTATAAGTCTTTGCACCATTTGCAAGTGCCATAAGCTGATGTCCGAGACAAATTGCAAAAATAGGAATATCCGTATTGTATAACTTCTTGATCTCTTCGATAATAGATACGCATGTTTCCGGATCTCCAGGCCCGTTAGACAACATAATGCCGTCCGGATTAGCAGCAATGATCTCTTCTGCTTTTGTTCCTGCCGGATAAACTGTAACTTCACAGCCGCGTTCATTTAAAGACTTGGCAATGTTCTTCTTTGCACCGAAGTCCATAAGAGCAACCTTCGGTCCATTGCCTTCTAAGACATATTTTTCATCACATGTTACTTTTGATACCACATCACCAACTGTATATGCTTTCAGTTTTGGGAGAATCTCATCTAAGTTGTAATTCTCGTTCGTGGTGATCATTCCGTTCATGGTTCCCTTTTCACGAAGAATCTTCGTAAGGGCACGTGTATCAATTCCTGCAATTCCTGGAATATCCTGTTCTTTCAGGAAATCCTGAAGTGTTCCTTCACAACGGAAGTTGCTTGGCATTCTGGAAAGTTCTCTTACGATATATCCATCCGGCCATGCCTTCCTTGACTCCATATCCGGTGTGATGCCATAATTTCCAATCAATGGATAGGTCATTACTACGGCCTGTCCCGCATAAGAAGGGTCGGTTAATACCTCCAGATAACCTGTCATTGAAGTATTAAACACTATCTCACTAATCATGTCTTTTGTCGAACCGATACTGGTTCCGGTAAAGACAGTCCCGTCTTCTAATATAAGAAATGCTTTCATATATTCACCTTTTCCCTTCTGTGTTTCTTTTTCTTTTTTCATGAATCCATACTGCTGTACTTCAGGTACATTTTCTATATTTGGGCAAAAAAAATTCGTTGTTACAAAGAATTTTTCTTAAAAATACAGAATAAAAGGCAGTTTGTGCAAGCACAAAACCGCCTCGTTTTTCATCCATCGGTACCAGACAATTTATGTCTTCACAAATTGTAAAAATTATACTACATAATCCGAGGATTTTCAACGGATATTTTTGTTTTTTTATGAATACTGCCAAAATATTACAATCTTGTGTAATCTCGGGTCATCGATGTACTGGTACTTCACCTGCGATACTCCATAGTAATCCGCCAGATTCTGCACTGCTTTTGCAAGTTCTTTCTGGAAAATGTCATCGTGCGCCTGACTGTAGACGAATGTATCTGCGAATTTAAAAATTGTAGCACTTTTCTTCGCCCAGATAGCCTGGTTCATGGCTTCCAGTACCTTCTTGGCATCATACTGTGTGTAATACATTCCGTTTACCACGTAATAATTGCAATCCATCTTGCTGCACTCTGGCATCTGTGTATCCTTATCCAGAATATGTGTCTGAAATAACTGCGTATCATCACAACACATATAATCATAGCTGATATTTGCCTTATTACCAGAAGCCTCTGCATCTTGACCTGAATTTTGCTCTGTATCCCGGGATGTATCTTCTCCTTCTTCCTGTTGGAACACCGGATCTCCCCAGGTTGTGTCGACATAATAATAATCGCCGTTACATTTCACCAGATTCCACGCATGGTTTCCGCCTTCCGTCGTCTTTCCCGTCACATAAGTACAGAACACGCCAAGCCGTTCCAACAAATACTGCGTTGCTTTTGAATATCCAGCACATACAGATTTCTGATTGACAAATACGCTGTAGATGTTCTGATTATCCGGCGCGCTCTCATCATACTCTACTTCATCTACGATTTTTTCATATACATAGAGAATTTTGTGATAGTCATCTGCATCGGCATCCAGATCTGCCAGCCACTTCTCTGCCGCCTGCATAATCGCGGTCTGCATCTTCTGGCTTTCTTCTGCTGTGTAAAAATATTTCGGTTTCAGGACGGCATAACTTTCTGTCCCTTTATAAGTCGTAACCGTTGCTGTCCCGTCACACCAGAAGATGTCCGGCTGATCCTTCATCAGCTTCTGAAAAATCTGATTTGTCTCATCTACATCCGCGTTATGTACATAAATTTCCTCCGTGTGGTTTCTGACACCTTCCAGAATTTCCTGATAGACCTGCCTTTGTTCAGTCGGCAACTGCTGATAATAATATTTCTCCGTGTTCTCTTCTTCCGTTATGGATACTTTCTGATAAGGAATATCTTGTTTTTTATTTGAACCAAATTGTTCAAGTTCCAGGTATCCGCCCCTTTCTGCTGCTGCGGTTCCAAGAAAGAGAATGCATGTCAGAATCAGGATGATTAATTTCTTTTTTCTTCTTTTTCTATATATCCGTAAACACCTTCTTTTCATGCTCTGTTCTGCGCTCCTGTTTCTGTTATTTTTAAGATGTTCCATACTTTGTGTAACAATCTGTCTCTTTTATTCCCTGTATCTTCACATTTTTCTTATTTTTGCATACTCTGTCAGTAACAGAGTCTTAAAAGAGGTCCTATTTTATGAACGGAACGACTCCAACCACTCAGGATACTCCCGACAAAGGCCGTCTGCAGATTAATCTCGTATCTGACATCTCTGCCTATCCGATTCAGGGGGCTCAGATTTCCATCTTCTACACGGGTGTTCCAGAAGCTCAGTTAGAACAACTTACTACCGACAGTTCCGGGCAGACCGATACGATTGATCTTGCGGCACCACCGTTAGAATACAGCCTGAATCCAGAAAATGAAGTCCAGCCATATTCCGAATATACCATGCAGATCACCGCCGAAGGCTTCGAGTCGGTCAGTATTGCCGGTGCTGAAATTCTCGCCGATGTCACTGCCATTCAGAATGTCAGCATGAAACCAATCGACACTCCCGAAGACGAGGAAACCGTATTCGTCATTCCGGCTCATACATTATATGCCACCTATCCGCCTAAGATTCCCGAAGACGAGATCCAGCCGACCTTCGAATCCGGAGAGATTGTCTTAAGCCGCGTCGTGGTCCCGGAATACATCGTAGTTCATGATGGAAGTCCACGCGACTCCACTGCCAAAAACTATTATGTGAAGTATAAGGATTATATCAAAAATGTAGCTTCCAGTGAAATCTATGCGACCTGGCCGGAGGATACCATTCGGGCAAACGTACTGGCAATCATGTCTTTTACTCTGAACCGGGTATATACAGAATTTTACCGGAACCGCGGATATGATTTTACGATCACTTCTTCAACCGCATTTGATCACAAATGGATTCCGGAACGGAATATCTATGATACGATCTCTGTGATAGTGGATGAATTGTTTGCCGATTATCTTTCCAGACCGAATGTCAAGCAGCCGATACTGACGCAGTATTGTGACGGACGGCAGGTACAATGTCCGAATTGGATGACCTTTTTGCTATAACCTATAAAGTGGATTTTTACCTATTTATATGCTACATTTTAGCAAAAATCATCTAAATTGAATAGCCTCAATCCTAAGTTCCTGGCCTACAGTTCCAAGCGTTGCCACTCCGTCTGCCTTTGTCCAGTCTGTCCATCCGGAACTCTGGATATGAACACGATATTCAAAGTCACCTTCGAAACATAAGCACTCAATACGTTTCTTTTCTCCAACTGTACCGATAATTGTGTCTTCGGTGATCATGCCGTAATCCACCCATCCTTTGCTCTGGATATGAACCTTTGCCTTAATGGTCTTTCCGTATGGGTTGATCCGGATCGCCTCCAGACGTAATGCATGACCGGTGATACCGATCACATTCTCTGCGGCTTTTGGTGACAGCCATCCTTTACTCTGTACGTGCGGCTCAACACTGAACATGGACTTCTTGATCTCAAGTGCTTCCATCTGCAGACCTTTTCCAGTCGTACCAGCCCATTCTCCGTTGTTGGCCCATTCGCTCCAACCAATGCTCTTCTGGTGGACCCTATACAGATAGAACGACTTCTTTCCGGTGATCCGGATCGCTTCCAGTCTTCTGTTCTGTCCGGTGGTTCCGATCAGCGTATCTTTGGTAATGTTCTTGTATTCTTTGTTTCCGATGCTCTTCATGTGAACTACAACATCTGTTTCACCATCTGGTTTAATGTGCAGTGCTTCGATCCGACGATTCTGGTTTGTTGAGCCGACCATTAATCCGTCAGACTGCCAAGCTCCCCAGCCAGCACTTCTCATGTAAGCCTGATATGAGATTGTACCAAACTTATCCGTCTTGCTCTGGAATACTCCACCGGACTTGATCTCTCCATCGACAGGTTCTGTTTTCTTGGCTGATGCTACCGGTGCTGCAGACGAGATTCCGAATGCTTTAAGGATTCCTCTTGCCAAGTCATCGATCTTGGAATTGAATTTGTTGAGATCTCCCTGGTTTGTAATGAATCCATTTTCCAGAAGTCTGTAGCTGTAACCTTTCGCAGCTGCACGATTGACATTCGCAAGATGCGCTCTGCCTACAACCTTGTTGGCTCTTCCCGGGAAGAATGAACCGATGAAGTTGGCAAGTGCCGTATCGTACTGATCTGGGGAGTATCCTTCCTTGATGATTACGTGACCGCCTTTTGCCGTAGCTACTCCGCTGTCCATATGCAGTTCCAGAATCTGATAGCTTTTTGGAATATTTAGCGAGCTAATGCCTTTGTCGGCATACCAGTTCCGACTCATGTCTCCCAGAGTAACATTACTTCCTCCAAGCGCTACGATTCGTCTTGCAAGTGCCCGAACTCTCTCTGCCTCGGTGTAACCGTATCCAACAGCTCCACTGTCACCGGCTCCGTGTCCGGCTATTAAAAATAAATGTGCCATAATTGCTCCTTTCTGTGCGACGTCGCACACTATATAATATGTTAGAGGGCGATTATTCGCCCTCTATATCCTCTTCTGTATCTTTATCTCTTAACTGTATTAATACGTCTTTCAGCTTGTCTGGGATTGGTACAAATACTGCCGCATTTTCCAATAAGCTCAGTGCCTCATTGCAAATATAGAACATAATCACAACTTCTCTTAACGGAATTGTATTTCCAATCAATTCCTGAATGGAAAAAGACACTGCAATCACAATAAACATTACAATCTTTTTCAGTAATCCCTTGAACCCTGTTTCCGATGACAGCTTTTTCGTATAAATACCTTTGATGACTCCCGTTATGTAATCCACTACTGCCAGGAATACGATTGTCTTCAAAAGCACATCCCATCCGCCGAGCCAGTATGACATAACGCCGCCGATCAGACCGAACATTATGCTGATCCAATTAAAAATTTTATCCATTTTCTTCATATACCTCACTCTTTCTTATTTTTTAGAGAAAAAATAAGACCTTACGGTCTTGCTCTGATTTCCATATAACCACCTCGGTTTTTATAATAAAAATACCAACCACCGTATTGATGGTTGGTAAATAATTATTTGTATTTTCTTTCAGATATTTCTTGCAAAATAATATTCATAACAACAAGCAGTCCATCTTTTTCTTGATTACAAAGTCCCATTTTCCTACTCACATCATGTCCGAAGGTAAGATATGAATATTGTTCAAAAACCTTTTCCCATTCGTCTAAATTATATGGACACCCTTCATATGCAAGGCTGAAAAAATCTTTATATTTATCAATCAAATAATGTACTAAATCAGCGTCTCCTAAGTGTTTTATTACTACATCTACACTTTCTGTTTTCCCTTCGGATATTACTGTCAGCAAATCATATCCAAGCATCTCAATTCTGTCGCTTCCTTTACCTATTTCTACAATACTCATAGCATTTCCTCCTCATACATTTATAGTGGAATTATACCATAAATGTGAAAACACTGCCAATGCTTAGTTGATATTCAACGCTTCTTTGATTGCTTCCAGGTCATCGGTTGTTAATGCCGGATAATCAGCCGCAATGTCTTCTATTTTTTCCCCATTCTCAATGCGGATTCTAAACGCTCTTACCATTATTTTCATTTTCAGTGTGTTTAAAGTTTTCATTATTCTTGTCCTCCTATTAAATCCGCCATCATTAATACGATGTCGTCCGTAGTTACCTCGAGTGCATCAATTCGCTCTAGCTGCGACTTTCCAACTTTATGTAATACAACTCCTAGGATTCCTGCTGTGTATCTCATGATTCCCTCAAGTTCCGTGTAATTCTCATAAGTGCCAATCGTAGATTCTCTTTCTTTTATGATCATCTTCTTGGTCTTCATGCCATCCTGAAAGATTGTCTTTAGATTCTCTTCAGTGTCTGATATTGTTTTGATCAGCAGGCTCCCGTCCGGCCGGGTGCTCGCTGACTGGATGATCAACTCTGTTGCATCATTGAATGTAATTTTCATAATTATGTATATCTCCTTTCTGTGTAAAATAAGGATTTGTCCAATAAAGTTGCTAAATTAAATAAAAATATAACATCCGTAAAATCAGTCAATAAGAATATAACTAAAATGATAGCCGGATCAAAAGTTGTAACCGCAAAAGCCAGCACATCTGTACAGGTATTGTCTAATTCTGAGATAAATAATGCGCTTGGCGTAACTAACTCTTCTAATGCAAACACAGTGGTATTAATGACTAACGGCGATGGTCTTGCTCAAAAAGTGCATGTAGAAGGCAGTACCTACTTAGACGGCGCATGGCATGCAACGTTTAATCAGAATGCTTCTAGTGGTAGCATTAGAATAAATTATGTAATATTCTATTTCGGAAAATAAGGATTATAATTCTGCGACAATGAAGCCAAGTTTGTGATAACGTCCAATATATGCAGTAGCTGTATTCGCTTGTGCTGACAGTCTTATCTCAATCGTGTTTTCGCCCTCCGGAAGAGTTATAATGTTGCTGTCAAATACCGGCACATAGCTTGTGGATGATGTTATTCCGGAACAACTATCTTTGCCGTTGACATAGACGCTCAGCCTTGCTGTCAAAGTTGTTACTTTGACAGCACCCCAGCACATTAGGATACATTTTCTGCCATGCCCTGTCGCCTTGATGCTATTAAGTGTCAGGGATGTTTTTGTACTTTTTTCGGCATCCAGATAAGTGGTATATGCGTAGGCATACTTACCAGTCATTTTTTGGCTAATTTCAGCAAGCTTATTGGACAAATCCTTATTTGTCTGAGCAATCTCCAGCATCTTCGTTACTTCCGTAATATTAATTCCATCAAAATGTACTTCGAATACCGGGCAATCATCTACAAGATCTCCTTTTTGTAAATTTCCTTGCGTATACTCCGGAACTACCGGATTGCTCTCTGCAGGGGTTCCCATAATTACAACCCATTCATTTTTTTCTGTGTTATCCTCTTCGTTTCTTGTATACCGATTAACAATCAGATCTATCCTCTTCATTCCCTGCGATCCATTTGTAAGTTCCACCTCATCATAAGTTCCGATTTTTACAGATGACACATTCCCATGATGGCACATCATTCCGCTTCGGATCTTGAGAGAATTGTTGGATACCAGCTCCGGTTCCAGATTTTCTCCAGACGGCAATATACAACTCTCATCACTAATAATTCCTTCTATAATCTGTCGAAACTGTTGGCTTGTAACATGGGGTTTCCCGGTTCTTCCACTAACTATCTCCATTATCATTTTCTCCTTCCAATTCGTATTCTTTGGATTCTATCCTATTGGTAATACTGTAGATGATATTTTCTATTGGCTTGCTTGAATACATCCCTGTAAGATAATCCCGGCCACCAACAATATCTCCAATGCCCACATCGATTCCAAGTTTTGCTATATCCATACCAAATGTCTTTTTACTACACAAATCCTGTAATTTCTTCGTACTCTGGCTTTCCAGTTCATCTGTCTCTGTCGATGTATTTTCATACACTTGTGCGATTTCATCTAAGCCTTTATAATACTGTGTTTTCTTAAAAGAGCCATCCGGCCAAACATAGAGATGAAATACATTTCGATTCTGCAATTCCCCTTTTCCTGTCACAATCAAATGATTTACCCCATTTCTTTTATCTTCCATCGTGTAATTAAGCCCACAATCCTTAGACAACTCAATCTCATCAGAATGGTCTACAACCGGTACTGCTTCAATCAAAACGTATCCCGGGATTCCTTTCTCGCGCTTATGCCGAATACTCAATCTATATCCTACAGATTTCAGCATCTTTGTAATACCTTCCAGTAATGTACAATAACGGTCGAACTGATAATTACTTACTGTAACACCAGTGTCTGTACCAGGCACAACATACAATCCTCCAAATTCCGGTTCTATCATCTTCTTAAGAATTGCATTTAACTCCCCGGACACCACCCTGTAATCACTTCCGGCCGGCGGCTCTATTACTTTCATTGCCATGCGTCCACGCCATGTATAACCTTTCAGTTCTACATAATCCAGAGTTGTATCGGTCAACACATCTTCGATAATTCCGCCAAATTCCGTATCTGGCACATACACCAGATTTCCGAATATCATTTCTTCTGTCCAGTTACATCTGGCAATCTTGATGGAAAATTCCCTATCTTTGTTAGCATCAAAGGTGCAATTCGCATCTAACAGTGGATTCGTTCCTATTTCTCTGCTCCTTGTCGCCAGAATTACCATGCTGCCTCCTTCCGCTTCAGAAACACATATAAATCTATTCCGAAGTCTCCGCTCCAATTTACTGATATCAATCCGGATGGGATTTTCTCAAATACAGAATAATCATATCCACGGACATCAAACAAATTCGCCGTTGTTCCATTGGAAAGATATTTCATGATCGTCTGCTCCGAGCTGTTTATAATCAAATATTCATTCTTCTCTAACGTAGTAAGGACTTCATATGGATAACCATTCATTAATACCTTAGGATTTACGCATGGCCCATATATGACCATTTCAAAATCGGACGGAATAATATGATCAACTTCAAATTCTACGGTCCCTCTTTTCTCATTCATAAAATCAAATGGGAAACCACAAGGAAAATCCAATCCGCTATCTGCAGCTATTTCTTTTTGCGGGAAAAATCTTTTTTCCAAGACTGTGATCCAAGACAATTCCGAAGCAAGGAATGTAAGCTCTACCTCCGTATACACATATCCTTTCCATCCCGTTTTCTTGGTCTTATAGATCTGACATGGTAAGAATGTATCATTCACATACAAACGCCCGTAATTACCTGTCTCAGCATCCACAGAGATGATTCTGTATAATGTTTCCATATTCTGTATGAACTCTTCTCTCTTTCCAAAGACATCCAAAGTAATTACCTTTTCATAGCCATCTTCTGTCTCTTCCCATGTACTGTCAAACCAGTCCGCATCTATTGTACGAAAAGGTGCCCTGGTCAACCAGAGCACCTCTCCCTTACTGTTCTTATAATATGCCTTTATCATAACGCCGGCACCGCTCCTTTCGGTAATGGCTCATCAATTCTCTTTGTTCCCAGATAGATTGGACGCTTCGCCATTTTTTCTGCAGCTCGCATCTGGATTTTTTCTAACCGGTCATAATCGATATCTTTTCCTCCATCGAATCCCGGATAATTCTTTACTCTTCCAATTGTCTTGTCTGCAGTTCTCGCTGATAATGCAAGATCTACGGACTTCTGCAATCCGGATACCGCTTTCTGCACACCCACGTTCATAGACTTGATCGGAATGTTCTTCTCAAATCCAATTCCCATACCAAGTGCCATCATTTTACCTACCTGATCACGGAATACCCTGGATGGCGAATGGATCCCAAGAGCACTCTTTGCTGCATCTAATGCCTTGTTCGCCGCACTCTTCGCTGCTTCCACGATTGCACCGGCTGCACCGGTTAACCCGCTGGCAATGCCCTTTATAATATTCATTCCAACACTACCCCAGTTCACACTGGTAAATGCATTCTTAATCTGGCTTACCATGCTTGGAATCTTTCCAATCAATGCTGGTATTCCCTGCACTAGTCCAACAGCGAGTTTACTTATGATCTGCACTCCTGCGGTCAGAATCTTTGGAAGATTCGTTATGATAGTCGATGCAAGCTTTCCAATAATCACTGGTGCCTTCGCTGCCACCAATGGGATTGAATTTGCAATTCCACTTGCGAGGCCTTTCATTAAGTTAAGTCCTGAAGTAATTAATTGTGGAAGATTGCTTATCAATGATGTGACCAATGTCAGTATCATCTGTACTGCACATGGTATCAATTGAGGTAATTGTGCTGCCAGACTGCTCGCCAATGTGGATATAATGCTTACTCCGGCAGTAATCAATGCCGGCAGATTCACCGTAATTGCATTTAGGATTCCCATGATCAGCGTTGCGCCCTGAGCAACCAATCCTGGTAATGCTACAGTAATGCCATTAGCAAAGTTCGTGATTACTTCCGGTCCTTTTGTCTGCACAAGCAATAACAGCTGATCAATCTGTGTACCGAACTGACTGTAGATCAATCCCATACCGGCAACGATGATTGCTGCTCCTGCGCCGATGTTAATCAGCTTAAAGAATGTCGGTGCAAATGTAGCTGCTTTAGCCAGGATTGGTTTGAAAGCATTTCCGATAATACTGCCGTATCCAGAAATTTTCGTTCCGACATTTCCAAGTCCCTGCATCACTGCAGAACCGATGTCCTTAAACGGCGCTGTAAATTTTCCAATCGCTCCGGATATAGGTGACGCCAATTTTGATAATTGATTTTTAATGCCTGCTCCATAATATCCTACCCGGTACGATACCTTCCCAAAAGCGCTACTTATTCTATCTCCCACGCCTTCAAAAGGAATTGCTAATGCATTGCCAAGGGCCTTGAACATTCCTCCAGCATTGTTTAATGACGAAGATACACTCTTCACCGTTCCAGGTATTTTCCCTATCTTTCCGACAGTCCCATCAATAATTCCATTGAATCCGCCAACTGCAGTTTTTACAGTGCCAACAGCCTTTCCAAGCCCTAACAGTCCCGGAGCTATTCCAGTCAGAACAAGCGCTGTTTTTCCAAAGTCTTTCAGTTCTGCAGATGACATTCCTTTTGTCTTTTCTGCCAATCCAGAGATCGCATCTGTAAATCCCTGAATCATCGGAATCTTCTGGCCGATCTCATCCACAAATCCGACAAAACCGCCTGAATTATATGCATCATTCAAATCAGAGATTACAGACACTGCAACTGCCGCAACTTCTTTCAATGGCTTTTCCAAAGATTCGTAGATGGATATTCCAAGGCCTTCCAATCCAGATTTTAAGATTGTAAGCTGACCTGCAAGGTTATCCTGCATGGTCGCCGCCATTTCAGCCGCCGCGCCATCTGCATTATCAATTGCGGATGATAACTTATCGAAATCGCTCTCAGAGGCATTAACAATAGCTAACAATCCGGACATGGCTTCCTGACCGCCAATAGCTGCAGCTGCTGCCGACTGTTCGTCTTCTGGAAGTTCTTGTAAAGAATCACGCATATTCTCCATCACTTCCATCAGTGACTTCATGGATCCATCGGAATTTTTCAGTGAAATTCCATACTGATCCATTGCCTCAGCAGCTTCTTTCGGAGGCTTTGCCAGTCTCGTCAGGATACTTCTGAGTGTCGTTCCAGCTTGCCCGCCTTTAATTCCTGAATTAGCCATCAATCCAATCGCCATAGAAAGATCTTCGATGTTGTATCCCAATGCTCCAGCCAAAGGCGCTGCGTATTTGAATGTCTCACCCATCATGGAGACATTTGTATTAGCATTGGAAGATGCCGCTGCCAATACATCAGCAAAATGTCCAGAGTCAGACGCTTGCAATCCCATCGCAGTCAACGCATCCGTTACAATATCAGATGTCGTTGCCAGATCTTCTCCGGATGCTGCTGCCAGATTCATGATACCCTCAATACCATTGAGCATATCACTGGTCTTCCAGCCAGCCATTGCCATGTATTCCATAGCCTGTGCTGATTCTGTAGCAGAGAACTTTGTCTTGGCTCCCATTTCCTTGGCTTTATCTGTTAATTTCTGAAAATCTTCTCCAGTTGCACCTGATATTGCAGAGACTTTAGACATCTCTGCCTCAAATGCAGCTCCAACTTTTACCGCTGCCGCAATACCAGTTCCTGCAGCTGCTCCCAGTGCGGTAACTGCACGTGTCGCAACCTTTAAGCCGGATTTTCCAAGCTTTCCAAGCTTGCTTATACCGTCATTAAATCCTTTTTCATTTATCTTGGTATCAAAATTTAAATAGCCGTCTGCCAATACTATCATCCTTTCTGATAGCACGGCTCAACGGCTCACATGTGCTTTATATCTTTATTTTTATTTCTCTCTTACACTCCCGACAGTTAATATACACACCATCACATTTGGCGGTATCATCATATATCAATAATTTCTTGCCGCAATAAGGACACCGGAACCATTTTCTTTCTGTCGGGATTTTAATTACATGTTTCATCACGCAAACATATCTCCAATCTCATAATCTGTCATTATTCTCCGATTCTTCTTTTTCAGCGCAACTATCTCCTGTATCTTTTTAATTCTTTTGCGCTCGTCCTTATCTTTAATTGTCCGGAGATCTATGCTCCGGTACATAATTCTCTGCTTGATCTCCGTCTTTTCCGGAAGACCTGCAAATAATGTCTGAAACTCCCACCAGTGCATATAAGGAATCGTCTGCAGATTAATTCCATACACCTCTCGAAATGCACTGTAAATACACTCTGCATCTTGTTCAAAAGAATACAATTGCTTCGGTGCAGATCTGGTAATACTCTCATCTTCTTCTGCGTTTTCTGTTTTCATTGCGAGAAAATCACCCAATGCATAAACTGCTGTTTCCAGATCATCCGGGACTCCATCTATGTACCACTGCAACAACAGTCGGCACTTTATCTGCCAGGGGATATCCTCGTCTTCCACCAGTTTAGCAAATCGTATCCATTCACGAAAATCTGTTTCAATTCGGTAAGCTTCACCATTCACGCAAACTGTATCCGGAAATTTATCGAACAAAATATTCATAGCATACTACCTGTTGCCATTACGGTAATAAGTAACATTTCCCTTATTCTGCTTCTTTCCATGCTGCTTATTATAATTACGTCTCTGCTGTCTGTTACCATGCTGCTGTATGGTATATTCACTGTATCGTCCATTCAGCTTTGTCGCTTCGTCATTTTCGAATTTCAGCAACTCATCCGCAGCATCAAGACATGCATTCAAGCTGATTTTCCCCTGAAACATTTCTTCATGTGCACCTTCTCCGATAACTCTGTCAAAAAAATTAAAGTAACACTGGCATTGTGCACGAATAATATCTGCAGTCTTTCCAGTTTTGGGTACACGTGCAGCTTCTTCTTTCATTGCTTGTTTCGCATCTTCAAGATTTTCCAAAAATAGTACATCTGTAAAATCAATCTCTGCTTCAAGATTTCCAAATTTAAAAAGGCTCATCGGCTCACTCTCCTATCTTTACTCTGCTGTAAATGTACATGTCTGCCACTTATCTGTCGTTGTCGCAGTACCCTTTACAATTTCTCCTGCTGCTTTCAAACTGCCCTTGTAGATCAGTGCATCCGTTCCATCACCTTCTGAATCGGGAATAACACTCCAATCACGCTTTCTAGCTGTACATGTATTGGCATCTTCTGCCGTAGCGTCAAAAAGATCCACAACCACAACAGTTACCTGTGCATCTGATCCCAGAATCTCATCATCTGTAATCTCTGCCAGCTTTGCATGCACCGCATCATTTGTATAACGGTCAAACTCATAATCCATAGATGGAGCATATCCAACTACGTCTGATCGTTCTGATGCTTCATCCACATACTGCCTGCTGTACTCTGTAGAGTTCTTTGAATCAGACATTGATGTGAACCCTGTCATCCTGGTAAATGTCTTACCATCACCGGCGACATCCATAAACGCTACCCGCTTATGCCTGCCTACTAATTTCTTTTTATTTGTATCTCCTGTCATGTTCTACCTCCTATTTGTAAATCAATCTGCAGATCATCTGATATCGCCCCAGGTCTACATCCGGTGCAAACAAATAGCCGGACTGCAGCACTTCCACCTTTATGGCATCGTGCCCGTCCAGCTCTGGGAGAATATCATTCATATTATTTTTCTCAACCCATTCCTCAAAAGCCTGATAAAAACCACTGTTGGCAATCCCGGTTCTTGCATCGCCGTCATATGCTTCCTTGCTTGTGAATGCAAATTGAAACTGTTTCAGACCTCCGCCATCCACATACTTCTTGTAATTCGGATCCGCACCAATCGGATCAATGGAATACTCCATCCCATTTCCAAGATAATTAATGTTAATCTTCCGATCGTCAATATCCGGATTCAACAGCACATAGTCACGAATGCTCTGAATAATCGGTTTTTTACTGTCCTGCAAGTTTCTCAGCTCCTTCTTTAATCTTTTCCTTATGGCTCGCCTTCATCGTTTCGAACCATCTTGCTTTTGTTTTATGTTCATAATACTGCCGACGGGCATAAGGTGTCAGATACTCAATGGAACCGGATCCGATCACTGTGCCAAGCGTTGCCGATTTGATCATCATACCGGTGCGTCTCGGTGTAAGTGGATTCATATATCGCAGGCACTCTGAATCAACAAATTGTTGCGCTTTGGAAAAGCTTTCTGCCTTCCGTGTGGCAAATCCCGGTGCCCACTCAATCTTTGCGGTCACGCTACCGTTTTCATCTCTTGATGTGAATACGCTGCCTCTTGGTGTCGTGATTCGAAATTCTTTTTTCTGTGCCATTTACTCACCTTCAATCTTCCAATGTGGCAATCCGCCAAAGCGATTATCTGACCAGGACAACACTTTGCAGTGCCTCAATCGTACATCTTTCAGATCAGCCGGCTTCTCAATTTCCTGATTATACTCGCCGAGTACAATCTGATCATCTGTCTGAATGGTCCAGTGTTCTTCCGGATCTTCCAGCTTCGCATATTCTTCCGGCGGAAGATACTGATCCGCATTCTCTACATCGGTAGGAATACGGATCTTATATACTTCTGCGCTGTTTAGTCCGGAATCGCCGACGGATGCTTTGTGGTTAACATATATATGTACATTTTCAATAACGGTTCCATGCCAGGTATCGAAACGGGTGAGTGAATCGTACCCACGGTTATAAACAGTTATCGTTGCATTCGTTAACACAACAGCATCCCACCTTTCTTGACAACCATCCTGTTGGGAGCAAGTATGTAGACGCTGCTTCATACGCTTTCTTTCTGATCAGTTCTTCAACTGTTTGCCCATCCGCTTGTTCGACAGTATATGAAACACTGTATCCATCATTGTTTTCAGATTTTACAGTACCTGCTTCTCTTTTCTTTTCACAAGATGCATACACATCCGCAACTGCACACACAGCATCTTTTACTGCCATGTTCTCAGTTGCAAATATATTTCCACGAATATACGTCAGCTTTCTAATATAGGCTTCGGCTTTGCGTTCTGCAAACGGAAATTCCTTTTCAGTAATCCCGCCTCCGTACTGATCTGCATAATATTCATAATCTACATACATAAGTTATTCCTCCCTACTCTCCCGCTTTCAGAATCGAGAACGGGCATCTCTTTGTCTTCTCTTTTACAAGTGCATTGATAGGATTTGGAACTTCCCAACCCATACGCATAACTGCACGAAGTGCAACCATATCGTTCTGCATCAGGTTGTATGCGATAGTTCCGTCTGTATTCTGTACAACACCTTCTGTAAACAGCTTGAATGTAATATCCTGTCTGATAGAAAATACAAGCTGCGAGAAATCTCCGGAGACCATCAGGGCCTTAGATTTATCCCATGCTCCATTGATCGGGAAATTCATCGGAGAACCATCCAATGCATACTGCGTAGATCCCTGCATATCTGATTTAAACAGTGGATCGCCGTTAGCATTCTTTAATCCTCGAAGCTTTGCCCTCATAGAAACATCAGCCATATGACCATTCACTAAGTATCCGCATTTTTCAACTTTGTCAAGAACGCCTTCTTCCGCCATAATCTTATCGTACAGTGGATCAGCAGAACCAAGCGTTACTACACTTCCAGCTTTTGTTGCAGTAGTTACTATATCATCTCTCCAAGTAGACGGTTTATCTACTCCGAATAATGCAGCTCCATCAATCTTTGTTCCGAATGCTTCTGTTACCCTCGGTTTCACCTCGCCCCAAATATCATAGTCTGAATCATCTAATACGGACTCTGGAATCGGTACAATTACCGCAATTTCTTCCGCAATAATAAACTTCTTATCCCATGCCTGCTTGGTCGTTTTCTTCTGTCCTGAATCACCGTTCACAAAATAAGCAATTGGCAGCATATCCAGTACTGGCATCTTGTACTGCTTACTTGTCATATTTGGCAGCTTACGTCCTCTTGAAAGAACAGCTGACTGAGCAATAACACCCTGAATGATCTCATTTGATTCCTGTACTGGAATCAAAGATTCTGCACCGCTTCGATCGATAATGTTGACATCATTCTCAAAAAGCCTTAAATTCATTCTGTTTTTATTCATCTTCTACCTCCGTTATCTTCTCGCTGCAGCACGGATACGATCATTGATGGAAGCGTTCATGTTTCCACCAGAACCTTCTGAAGAATTTCCAGAAGATGTGGAAATGCGATAAGAACCGGCATTTCCTGTAAATTTCGGATTCTCCTTCAAAAATTTGTCTGCAGCTTTTTCAAATGTTGTTTTATCATCTACAAGTTTCGATACCTTGAACATGACATAATCCAGATCTTCTGATCTAACGCCTTTACCAGATAAAGTCTTCTCATTCTCCATCTGCTGTACTTTCGCCAGCGCATCATCAAGATCTTTCTGCAATTTTGTAGCATTTGGCTGATTAGCTGCACGTTCTGCTTTGAAATTATTGATTGCCTGTGTTACCTCAGATTCTGTCATGCCCTGATTTCTAAAAAAATTGGCAAGAGCTGTCCTCTCAGACCTCTCTACCCGCGCACCTGCAATCTCTTCCAACTGTTCATAGGTATATGTTCCGGTTCCATGTGCTCCGGATGCGCTCCCAGCGGATCCCTGACCGCCGTTTCCAGTCCCAGCATTTCCACCCTGATTACCAGAGCCAGCTCCGCCGCCGTCATCAAAGAGCTGTAAATTCATTCTGTATCTCATGTTTCTACCTCCGTTTCGCCTCGACAGGCTCCCGAGCTTTTATATCGTCTTCACGTTTTGGACATAATAAAAACACCCTCTCGGATGTTTATTTCTGAAATTCTATGCAGTTGTATTCCCGGTTGACATCTGCAAGTCCCAGGAACCATGAATCTACCAGAAGTTTCCCGCCATCTGATAGATCTTCCCATTTAATTACCGTATTTCCGCATCTTGCATCTACCTTAATCTTATCGTGTGTAAGATCTTGAAGTGAATTAATCAAACTACATGTAAGAGCTGATACAGCCGTACACGCCCGATCAATGCCGCTTGGTTCTTTCCGGCAAGCATGACCAGTTATACTAATACTGTTATCTTTTACTGTTACAATTATCATCCGTTACTCCTTTGTCTCTATGACAGTTACAGTTCCTTCGAAAGCACCAAGATCTCTCTGCTGTCGGAATGTGTGAGTCTCCGCCACATCATCATCCGTCATCGGTCTTGTAAGATACCATAAAGAGTCATCTTTCCATGTAATTTCTTCTAACTTCTGATTTGGTTCAAGTTTCACTGTTGTCTTTCCACCATAATTTTTTGTTGCTGACTGGCATCCAGTCAGACATGCAACCGACATGATAATCGCTGTTAATACTACTGCTATTCTTTTTTTCATTGTTACTCCTCCTAAAATTGCGTACAAAAATACCACCGGCTTTTCGACTGGTGGTAGCTACATGGATAATACTTTCATATCATTCCATAATTCCTTTAACTGTTTATCATTTATTTTATGTTTATCAAGCATTGCCTTGGCATCTGTATAGAAATTAGTCTCACCTTCTGGACACCTGCATATAAACGGCTCATCATCTCTCCACGAAATATTATATCTTTCTCCATAAAGAATAAACTCGATATCTAATCCTATCTCTATAGCTTCTGACAGCTCAGACAAGTTCTCAAATTTTGCATAATCTTTATACTCAATCATTTCAATCACCTCTTCTCGAGAATATCTTTATTGGCAATTTCATGCCCTAATTTAAGTGGATTATCGTGCTTTGCTTCACGTTTCAAGTTACCTTTTTCATCAAGATACCAGTTATGATAATGCGGTACAATCGGATGTTCTTTTGAATTTCCGTGATCCGTCATATCTATGTCTAATCTTGGCCTTCCATCATTTCCGTAATATCTACGTCTCTGCAAGGCACCATCTTTGAAATTATCAAACACACTATTCGGAGCACCTTTATACGGGATAGAATGTACTTCTCCTATTTGTTTCTTCTTCAGTGCTTGACTCTGCCATTTTACATCTATATATGCTTCACTGATAATTTTCCATTTCTCACTATCATTATATTTCATCTGGCCGAAATTAACAAGCGAACCAATATAATCTCCCAGAACTTCTTTATACCGCTTATACTGAGCCACATCCTTGGATGCATTCTCAATCATTTCCCGCGGAAACAATGCATTCTGTCGTTTGCTATTTGTTGCCACCCGACCTTTCATGTCCAGGTAAATACGCTCACGTTCTTCCGTAAGCTTCATTTTCCGGCAAAATCTGGAATATTCATTTAACTGTCCTTGATACTTTGCTTTATGCAACAGAATTTCATCCGGATCAGCCTTGCCTTTCTGGAGCAGTCGAACCTTTTCTCTTTGCGCCCGCATCGCCAATTCCATCTGGCGTTGCTTTTGTTTGGCTTCATACAAGGTATATTCCTTATCCCCAAAGTTCTTCGGTTCACTCTCTTCCAGATTCTTGGCATCCAGCCATTCATCCGTCCAGTTGCGTTCTGACAGTCCGGGAAAGAAAGGATAATAGGTGTGATAACAGTTCACTCCTAGAAGTCCCGTGACCGTCCCCAGACCACATACTGAATACAGCTGTTCCTTGGACCAGACACGCCCCTGCCATACTGCATGTGTCGGTCGTGCACCTGCATGCCATTCTACCTCAAAATACTCGGTGCCAAGCTTCTGTGCGTTGTACTCAGATATCTTTCCGGTAATCTGACTGACTGCAGTCATGACCGCTCTCCTTGCAGCCACATCCACCCGATCGGCTCTCCCTGAAGCATAATCAATCTTCCGAAGTCCGCTGTTCGTGAGCTGCGTCACGACTCGTCTCAGGACACTGTTATAATCAAACGCGCCGGTTACGATATCATAACATGCTGCATCCAGGTATCCAGAATACACCTGTGCAAGTGGTGTCAGTACCTTCCTATCATTTCCATAATCCAAATAAAATCCAAGTGAATTGGTTACATTCTCCAAATCTTCACAACTCTGGTCAATAATTGCTTCTGTGATTCGCTTAAGTTGCTCGTTCTGATCATACGGTATATATTCTGCATTGATCTGTTCATATACATCCTTATCTCGAACATATTCCTTTTCGATTACCTTATCGTACAGTTCAAACATTTCCGGATAAGAAGCATTGAGCGTCTTCATGATTTCCCGTTCGATATCCTCTGAAGAATGTCCCAGGATCCGTAACCGGTTAATCTGCCAATCTGCAGTACTTGTGATCTCACCAGTTTTAACGATTCTTCGAACAATGTCTTGCACGATTCGTTCTTCCAAATCCTGATAACTGGCAGCAATCTTACTGGCAAGCTTATTCATATAATCATCTCGCATTACTCAATCACCTGATTTTGTTCCGGGAGATTCTTAGCAGCATCTTCTTCTGATTCTCCATACCATTTAGCACGGTACTCTGCCAGACTCATGACTCCCATACTGACATCTTGTCGGTCTCTGCTCCGCTCTGTCTCTTTGTCCTCAATGATCGAATCATCAAAATCAATGGTGATTTCGCATTCAGGATTCAGTGGCTCATTCAATACCATTCCCAAACGAATGATAATCCGAATCAGTTGCTTTAATGCATCCTCAAGCAATATCTCATGTTTCTTAATCATACGATACATATCCGAATTTTCCGAAATAATCTCTGTTGCTGTCTTTGCTCCTGTTGCTCCGAATTGATATCGATCTGTGCCGAATCCGCATTTAAGTGAAAGGTAATTTAGATCGTCATTGATTGCTTTGCTGTGTTGATCAGCACGAAGCGACATGTCGATTTCTTTCAGCAGCCCCTCTCCATTGGCATCATCTTCCGGAAGCGCATAGAACACACTATCATCCGGATCGAACGCCGGAGAGCCGTCTTCGTTCGTCAGCATTTCCGGTCTCACAAATATCCGTTTCCTGCCAAGTTCAAATTCATTACAATACGAATCATATTCTGTATCCAGTTTCTTGAGCGTATCAATCGCATTTGCGAATATAGCAACACCCATTGGATTATTCTGATCTGCATTATTCGTGATATTCAAGCGATCAATAACGAATTGTGGCTCTGCCGAACCAGTTTTTACTTCTTTTGCAAGTGTTTTGAATGGTTTTAATAATTTCCATTCCTCTTCTGTCAGCTCCGTCCCTTCCTGACTTCCAGATTCGCACCGCAATACAGTATTACTGATCACGTACTCCCCATTTTCCAAAAGATGAGATTGCAACTGGACATATTTTTTTCTTGAAATCGTATGTGGAAATGCAAAAATGCATTCCGTTACCCTTCCATTATTCCATGTTACCGGGTATATATTTGGTGCATCCACGTAATTGATGCAAATTCTTCCAGAGAGAACTTCTCCATCCTCTGTAATCTCCACATCTTCCAAATATGGGATGTACGCCACTGTACCAGTAAAGGCTTTCCGCTCCTGGTAATCATTTCCCATCACAAGGAAACGGTTGTCATCCAAAACCTGCTGCACATATTCATTCGTTTGGTCATCATCAAGAGTAATTGTCACCCGTTCATTCAAAAGGAGATCCGCAATATCTTCACTTAGCTTCTTCGCCATTCCCATACTCTTTCGCCTGCAGCGTTTGTATGTTCCACGTCCACTGTATACCTTGTAGAAAGAGAAGTTTCGGACATTTCCCTCATACCAGGATATCCATTCCGCTATCTTTCGGTAAAAGGATGGATCCACAGTATCAATCCCCTTCTTTTTGAAATAATTAAAGATGTTCATCGTCCTCTACCTCCTTCCTGCTAATATCACATACATCTATTTCTTCCGTTTCGTCTTTCGGTAGCCAGTATTTTAACCTCTTCCAGGCTCCCATAACACAATATCGGATTGCGTCCATACAATGGTCATCTTCTTTTACAGGTACTTCCTTGCCTTTTTCAATGGATTTCTTGTCATACTCGTAAGTACCGAACTCACTTACTGCATATTCCTGTTTTGGAGATGTGGTCATAATGTCAAAGCTCAAAACCTTTTGCACACGGCTGATGCCTAAAGCAACATCATTCTCGGCATCTCTTAAGAATACCTGATAATCAAGATTTTCTGCCCTGGTTGCCCGCCTTACTTCCTCAGCCAGACCTTTTGCGGATGGATCAAGGAAAATATAAAAGACACTGTTGTCATACTGTTCATGCAAATCATTCATGAACTCAACCAAGTCTTTCGCATATTCTGATGGACTCTTCTGTTTTCCGGTTTCACGGCCACTGTGGTAATATTCTCCAAGTCCCGGAAATTTCTTCCGGTATGCGTCAAATCCAAATGCTTCAAATGTCGTTGCGTTCTGTTGTCCGTAGTCGCCGCCGATATAAATACGGTCATATCGCCTATCCGGATCTGGTTTCTTCCTGTGTCGATCTCCAAACATGTAATAGATCAGCTCATCCACACCAACAGCCTGTCCAAGCCATACCCACCGATACCTCTTCTCATCTGCCCGTTTCATAGCTTCTGCAGATGCGATTAACGCATGCCCCAACCAGCTGACCGGAACATCTCTGTAATCCGTATGAATGTGAATGCAGTCATCACGCTTTTCCATCTTCTTGCACCATTGGTTGATCGGTGCATTTGGATTCTTGGGCGGGTTATACAGATAGATCATCTGGAAATCACTGTCATTTCCTCGAACGAATGTTGCTTCGATAT